TAGGTGCTAGGTAATTGTTTAGTTGGATTTTCATGATGATTTCTTTCGCTTAGGTTTGATTTTGCCTTCCTCTATGGACTGAAGATAGATTTTACCCCACTTCTCGGCCACATCGGAATCAGAGATGTATGGAGAGATGGGTTTATTATCGTGTTCGTTGAACCATTGCCAAGCCGGTTCACCTCTGTGGATATTACCGATTTGTACCATCTTAATCTTGGGAAGCTTTATTGGTTCTTTCGGCATAATGGGTAATCATTTAATTAATATGGAGATTTGTAAATCTTTAAATTGGTTACCATAATAGTCTGTGCAAGTCCACAGATCCGCTGAGGAACTTCTTTGAGGCCGACAAAGGACTGAATCCTCGGTTACTTTGGGAATCTGGCGATTGGTAGCCTCGGAAGCGCTGGCAAAAACCAGAATACCGAGAACGATTAGGATGGGAAGTGACGCAAGAATTGCCTTAATTTTTGAGGTCATTAATTCCCTTCCTTATTTCGGTATAGAGGTCTAGTAGTTTATCGATTACTTGGACCCACAGAGAAAAGATTTCGGCTATGGGTTGTTTGAATACTTGAATGAAAGCCAGTATCGAGGCAGGTATTACTATCAAAAGGATTATTACGAATCCTATAAATCCAAAAAATGTTGTCATGATTGCTTCCAGTTAATTCCTAATAATTTAAATAGTACTCTACGGTAGGTTGGTGGTTTATTTTTAGAGGTGATAACAATGTTACTTGTATCTACGTTGATAGAGGTGGTCCAAGTAGGTGTCGATATAAATTCGTAGATAGAACCTAGAATAGGCGTTGAACTAGTACCAGCAATTCCTTGAGCCCTATAATATAAATGGGTTGGTCCGTATTCTAAGTCTAATGGAATCTGTTCCGTCAGAGGCCAAAAGAATTTAATCTCAGTCTGTTGCATTATTTGCTTTCGGTTCTTCTAATGGTAATTCTAGTTGTTCAGGTTCTTTGATCCTTTTTTGGAGTTCAAACATAACTTCTTGGCGTTTCATGGCTTCTTCTCTATCTTCACTAGTAAATGTGGTCATGTCATTCTCCTGTCATACAACCGAACCTATATATTAGTATAAACACTAATAGTGAAACTACTAATAAGGAACTAAAATGAAACTACTTAAAAAAATCTACAACTTTTTCTTTGACCTTGGTTATTATGCCAGTATGGAACAATATATTAAATCAAAGAATCCACAAACGCATGAAGAATTGAAAAGAATTATTCATGACTTTTATTCTATTCGTGGTTTATAATTAAATTTTAAAATGGTTTATTAGTCCAGTTTTTTCTAAGAATTCTGAGCTAAAAACTCCATCAATCCTAAGACTAAAACCCATTACTTCACTTGGTTCACCTCCATGCCATTGGTGATTATCAAATGTTGATATGTAACCTTTTGTAAAATGTTTTTCTTGTGTGTCAGCATCATAAACGAAAAAATCTTTTTGTTTGTTAAATCTAATCCATAGGAATTGATCTTTTTGTGACCTGCTTGGATAATCTCTGTGTATTGGTGTACAGTTTCCTTCAGGATTTAAAAATACAACCACACGACCAAATTCATCAAAAATTTCCTGTTTATTAATCCAGTCGAATAAAAAATCAAAATCTTTTCTTACTGGTGTATCTATAGTTTCTGATGTGAGGTGTTTCAAATGAAACTTACCTGCGTTACCCCCCATGGAGTTTAGTGTTCTAATAGCTAAAGACTGATTTAAAGACCTACTTTTAGTTGTTAACAATGTATAAAACAATTGTTGGTCGTGAGATAATAAATTCCACTCATCTTCATCTTGCAATTTTTGATTAACGGGTACCCAAGCATCTTTTACTTCAATAAAATTTTCATTAGGTAACCAAGTTGGTATTTGTCCACTCGGTCCACTAAACGCAACGGTGATATTTTTTTTGTTTTTTGCAATGGCATAAGCCATTTTATTTTCCAACTCTGGTATATCATCAAGGTTAAAATATTCATCCAATTCAATAACGGGTTTATCTAATATTGGAGCGTAAATCATTTTAATCCTCGATGATGCATCTTTAAGTTTATATAATTTTGACCTTTATTTAAAATCTCTTGTCTAAATTTATTCCCAGCTATATCAGCCGTATCTGATTCCAGAACTTCTGTATCTGACAGTTTTATGAAATAGGTATTCTTTACTCTTGGTCTAAATTCATCCAGTTGTTCAGTTACACTTTTTGATATTTCATTGGATTTATCGGAACTCATACTCTCATGTTCCCAATTTAAACCATAATTGTTTGGTATAAAGTTAACAATCTTTATTCCAAATTTTTCAGGATTTAATGACATTTCACTTTTCCAAACATTAAATTTTTGGTTGTCAATAGACAAACTTTTAAAGTGTACTTCTTCCCACAAATCTGGATTATCAAGAAACCATTGTTTTGTTTCATGCACAGATTCTCCTGTTTCTCCAGGCAAACCAATAATCATTTCAAATAATAGATGACTATCTGGATTTTTTTTTTTAGTTCCTTAAGACACTCTTTTAATTTATTTGAATCAGCACCTTTACCAATTTTTTTACCAGCATTTTTATTAAAAGTTTCAACACCAAAACTAAAATATTTCCAGCCAATTTGACCAACTAGTTCCATCATTTCTGGTTTTGATGCTATTAAATCTAAACGGCCATAAGCCCAAAAGTAAAAAGGTCCAACTTCATCCTGAACCTCTTTCATCATTCTCATTTTTTCAACCGTATCATTAAAAGTATCATCCATAAAAAAATAACGATTACTTTTATATTGTTCTTTATATAATTTAATATCTTCTGCTATTTGTTCTCTTGGTCTCACATAATCATTTTTGGTTTTTCCATTAAGTGGAAAAGCACAAAAAGAACATTTGAAAATACAACCTCTCGATATCTCTAATGGCAACACTTCATTGGGTTGTATAAAATCCGTTTCATGAAATCTGGTCTGTATATCAGTTACATCATTAACTGGATAAGACTCTTGACAATTTATAGATTTACATTCATAGGTCACTTCTCTTTTATCGTGAATAGTAGTGATAGTTTCAGTTGTAAATTTTAAATCATTACTTTTACCAGAAATGTAATCAGATAGAGCAATAACGGCAGTATCAGCATAACCATTGACAATCCAATCAGCATCATAGATCCATTTCATTCTTTCAGCTCTACTGCCGCCTATAACAATTGGTGATCTTTTTTTAAGTTGTGACCAAAAAACCCAATCTTCTTGGAATCTAGTTAACCTATCGTGATAAATCCTTTGACCTGTCTTTGTTTTTTGTTTAACTGGTCCTATAAATGTGGAACTAAAACCAATCCATAATGGTTCTGGTCCAGCATCAATATAATCCAATAATTGTCGTGGTCTCCAAAACGAAAGAAAATCTATAACTTCAACATCATAATTATATTTTCGCAACTCTGTGGCCAACCTATAAGCACCTAGTGTTCTAGGTCCAGTCATAGGTGGAGAATCAGTTAATAAGTAAATCACTATACCGATAATTTCTCAAATTCTTCTTTGAGATTTTCCATCTCAACAATCATTTGGTGTTGCCAATCAGTAAGACCTCTCCATTGGCCAACATCTTTACGTTCTTCACCTTGACCATTCATCCATTTCTTACCAGTCCAATTTAGTCTGGTGGGGAATGGCCATGAGTTGGCTTCTTTATACTGAACTTCATATTCACCAATATGAACAGGTTTGGTCTTAACATTAAACCATTCTGTCATTTCATATTCTGGTTCTTCCGGTTCTTCATCTTCTTCATCATCATTTAAAACATCATCTTCATCGGCTTCATTTTCGGCTTCCCATTCCTGCATGCGTTCAGAGATACCAAAGAGTTCATCAATTTCAGAAGGTAGTTCATATTGAATAGCCGCTGAGTCCAAATCAGAGTATTCGTAATGGTCATCATAACCATCCACGAATTGGCCACAGAAACACATGCCATCTTCATTGTAATATGCTGCAACTGTATAACCTTCGGTTTCCATGTGTTCATATAAGGTTGTACAAGGACCCCATGCTGTATCAAAATTGAGTTTAATAGTATAATCATCAATACGGTCAAAGTCACAATAAGAGATATCCCACTTAGTACCCCAATTATCACAGTTCCATGCATACCAAGTTTCTTCTTGGTCGGCAGGTCTTGGTCGTAACATTTGGAAAAGAGCAATATCGTCTTTCTCTTTGTTCAATTCATTTTCAATTGCATCAATCTTTTCTTTATCTTCGTGGACGATTGTGGCCACATTTTGACACCAATTAGGCATTATCTTCTTCCTCAAAAATTAGAACTACATCATCTTCATTTACAACATAAAAATCTTCATTCTCAAACTTGGTGGGTTTAGCTTTCTGCCAGTTTGGTAAAATTGTTTCACCCACTTTGACAAATTCTACTTCTTTACCAATAGCAATAACATCACCTCTACTGGCTTCTTGTGCATCAGGTCCGGCTAATACGATACCGCCTTTTGACACAGTTTCTTTTTCAATCAACTTAACAATGATATTTTTCTTAATGGGTCTTAACATTTTCTATTTTCATCTTTCTACATTCTTCAATCACTTTGACCGGAACATCTGGATGCCAGCCGCCAATTAACATATCACAATTATATCTTATTTCTTGTGGTCTGTCAAACTTTTTATGGTAATCATCATCACCCACATAGAGCCAAGCTCCAGCAAGTAAGAATAATACCGAAAATACTTTTAAGGTTTCCATGTTAACATTTCTTCATAACTATGATTTTGAATCATAAACTTGGATGGGTGTTCTAAGTAACAAGCTTCCAAATCGCCAGGTCGCCTATGTTTATATTCAACTTCAAAGTCTACCTCATTTACTTTCTTAAAGATTTCAACGATTTCTTTGACCGTTCTGGTATCACCGTAGGCTAGATTTTCGATATGATTTTTGGAAGGTGTATCAATTGCTTTCATTAGAGCACGGCAGATATCCATGACATGAACATATTCACGGACACAAGTACCATCCTTTGTATCGTAATCATCACCATATATAGTAAACTTACCGGTATCAACCGCTTGGATTAAATTAAAAAATAATCCATCAGGATTGGTAGGTTCAAATCCTTCGGAACCAATCACATTATAGAATCGGAATATTGTTGCATCCGGTTCCTGTTCTCTCAACATATCTTCTGCCACCTTTTTAGAGATAGCATAAGGAGATGCCATGCCGCTTGCCGCACCAGTTGAGGCAAAAATAAACTTCTTATGTGGTACAATATTCCTCAACCAATTTGTACCATTAATATTTGTATTGTAATATGCTGTAGGATAATCTACAGATTCTCCGACTCTAACCAAGGCTGCCAAATGAATGATGGCATCAAACTCAAATGTTGGCAACATCGTCTTTCGGATATCTTGTGGTTTACGGATATCAAGTTCATAACAATTGGTTAAATCTCTATCACCAAACTCTTTATCTAATCTATGGACTTCTATATAATGTTTCTCTAAAGCATGACACAGATGTTTACCAATGTAACCTTCAGAACCAGTTACTAACACTTTCCATAATTTTTCTGTCATTGTTGTTTGTGTTTTTGTAATTCATTGATGAAGTTCATAATTTCTGTACGAATGTATGTATTATTGTGTGGAGTCCACACATATACTTTCCTTAAGAATTCCAAAAGGTGGTCTAAGTTAAGTGTTATCTGCATCGAAAATACTTGACCATTCTTTTAGTTTTATTTTTTTATATTCCATTGCTGCAATCATGGCATCTTCATCAATAGCACCTTGTTCTACTAATAGACCAATCATACAAAGTAATTGGCCTGCTTCCATTTCCAAACATTCTTTAGTTGAGGCACTATCTTCGGTAGGATACCGAGATTGAAAGCCAAAACGTAGAATTTTGGAGGCGGATTGAATTACTTCGGCACATTCTTCTTGTAATATTACTAGTGTTTCTTCAATTTTACTTTTCATTAGGATCTTCAATAAATTTAATTACAGGCAAAGTATTGCCTACAATTGTTTGTGCTTCTCTGTATGTCGGACAAACCACACGACAGGTAAATACTCCGTCTTTAATAGACAGGTCAAAAGGTAGTGCTTCACCTCTTGGCATCCATTCTTCTTCAATATAACAATAAACAAACCACGCTTTGGCTTGCTTTGCACGGCCAATCATATCGTCATAGATTTGTTTTGGATCAAAATCATCCGATTCAATAATATTAGGCATTTTCGTTTAATAATGTTGGACCATCATTACCTTCTAAAATAAATTCTTCAGCCAAAGATTCTGCTCTGTTAAAATCAGCAGTAACTTCTTTACTGACAATTTTATTCTTAATATAATACTCTACTGTATAGTTATATTCTTTTCGAATAATAATTGCTTTTTTATCACCATTAGTAAACTTAGACATTTCCATATTTTTTCTCCCAAACAAATTTTTCAGCAAAAGCTTGTGCTTCATTTTCAACATTAAAAAAACTAGATTCTTTATGTTGAGTATCTTCACAAAACACTTCAAACATTTTCATTCTATCTCGCCAGATAATACTGGCAGTTCTTCTGCCAGCTTCACCCATAAAAGTTACGATTCTTTTTTCACCATCCATCATGATATCATTCCTATAAAACGATTTAACACAACACGATTACTCAATCGATTACCAGCAAATTTACTAAACGCTGAAACTAAACCACGGGTAGTCGCATTCTCTTTCACTTCAAAAGTTACATCTTCATCAGTATCTAGTGCTTCTGTTTTCAACAAGTAATACTCATCGAAACCGGCATTGGTAACAGTTAATGATTTGTTCTTACGGAACTCTGCTTTGATTTTATCGTGTAACATATAGTTGTTAGGATAAAAATGATGCAGTTCACGACCCAATTCACGACCAGCCAATACATAGAAACCAACAATGTTACAATTAGTTCTCGCCTTCAACATCTTTATATATGATGCGGTCAATTCACGACTGTATGCGTTTTCAACAAATTCTTGATTCTTGGTAATTGGATCACGAATGACCATCTTACGGGTAGCACGCCAATCGATTGCATCATAATCAATCTGTTTGTTAGTTGTACCATCTCTCATATTACCTTTGTCATCTTTGTAAAACACTTCTTTATTACTGTGGCCTTCACCATCAGTTAGAAATACAGTATTCACAATTTGCAATTTGTACTGTTTCTGAAATTCGGGAACAATCGTCATAGCAGAGATAACAGCTTCATTCAAAGGTGTACCGCCTTTTTGGAACCAGTTTGGTTTCCAACCACGGCGAAGCTCTGACATTTGTACCAAGGCGGAACCGGCATATGTAAACTCAGCCGCAGTCATCTTACTTGATAATAGATTTAACAATTTGAATCGATGCAATACAATATCACCTTCAACTAAAGGTTGTTGGTACGGTTCATCATATTCGCAAGAGAAAGCATATACTTCATAAGGAATATTTACCTTCTTACAGAACATTACCAAATTGATTAATTGCTTGACAGTATTTTCTAAATGATTAGACATAGAACCAGACCAGTCGAGGAACATAACAAGACCGTGTGATTTAGCACCAGGAACAATAGTCATCTTTTTAAAGATATCATCTGTCAATTGGTAAGCATAAATCTTACTCATATTCAAATCACCAGTTTTGGCAATCGTTGCACGTTTTAACTGGTCGGCATTTTTACGCAATTCGAATTCTTTGGCAAGATAACCAACAACTTTTTTGGAATCATTCCTTAACTTCATAAATTTCTCGGTGTCAATACCACGTTTGTAAGCGTAAGGATTTTCAGCATCTTTACGAAAACGTTTCCATAGAACCTTGTGTGATACAATTGCATCAGCAAGATTAACTTTAGGAATGTTACCATAGTAATGTGTGCTACCATCAGTAGCATATAACTTTTTCTCATTCTTACGGAATGCTTCATCTGTATAAGATTTGGTTTCTAAAGCTTCGTGTTCAGAAACTTCGGTACCGCCAGCTTGATTACCAAAATCAAATTCAGAATCTTCGTCATCTTCTTTTGTATTGGGATTTTCTTCACCAGCATTGTTGTCTTTGCGAGTTTCTGTTTCATCGTCAAATTCATCAGAATCATTATAACCATCGGCATCAATGCCTTCATAATCACTATCTTCATCTTCTTCAAATTCTTCTGGATGATTCTTCTTATGTTCTTCGGCTTGTTCTTTCATGTATTGTGAAACGAGGCGAGCAACTCTCATCACATCATCATAGGTCTCGGTCCCTTCAATCATGTGAAGGAGAGTTTGCTCATAGGGAGTAAATTTGATACCTTGTGTTGCACCGCCTTTAGTGTAAAGGTTAATACGGTCAATAAAGTTCAAATCATTTAAATCTGTACCAGCAGTACCAAAGAAATCTTTGTCAATTAATTCACGATACGCACGGATAAAACTGGAACGAATTCCAGGATATTTGTTTTTAATCTTTTTCTCAATACGGACATCTTCTAACACATTCATAATAGACATTGAAATCTTTTCTTCATGAGCTTGAAGCATACCAGAAAGAGGAGTATAGAGTGCATGGCCAACTTCGTGACCCATGAAAAGGTCATACAAGTAGCCAGAAATGTTTTTGTCTAAAACAGGTACAGTTAGAATGCGTTGTTTAACGTCAAATGATGCAGTTTGCACATTGCGTTGTTCAACGATTAGATTTTCTGTTGCCATAAGTTTGGCAAGCAGTGATTTTGATTGAATAAGTTCCATGTAATCTCCGAGTTAAAGAACCATTATACTATAGTTATCGTCTACCGTCAAGTAAATCTTGGAAAAGCGTTGTTTTTTAGCAACACTTTGACTATTCGTACATTTCTTTGCGTTTTTGGTAGTCGGAAAGGTCTTTTTCCATGCCAGAAAGTACAGCCCACTTACGGACTACAATATCCAAGCGTTTCCATGCAGGAATTTCTTCGTCATCTGCTCTGGCATCAAGCCAAATATAGTGTCCGGCATCATTCATGGTTTTTTCCTTCGAAATTATCAAAAAATTTGTAATGAATCGCTGAAGCAAGCTCATCGGCAAGCTTCGGATTGAATTTTACAAGAAAATGCGCAACATCATCGACTGGTACATGACGCAAATTATGCATAATCTCATCAATTCCTCTTAAAATTTGTGTTTCTTCATGTGGTGCTAACATAATTTACCTATTGTAGTGTGTCGGTTTGCGCAGAAGTGACTGTTGAGCCTCTTTCTTTTGCAATTCCGACAGATTTTAACCATTGTAACTCAATTTCAAGTTCTTCTTCAGTAAGAGCTTTTAAATAAGTTTCATATTCTTGCCATTGTTCATCAGAAATCATATTTTTCTATCTCCTCATGCTAGAAATTTCTTTTGCTTCAGTATCCGAAAAAACCGGCACAGCATTTGATTTGTGCATTGTGCCAATTCCTTTAATTTTATCTCCTGTGTAAGAATTTCCGAATTTCTTCGCACAAGTCACAAATCCAGTATCCAAGGACGCAATCTGGGAAGATTCACGACCAGCTGGAATATTAAACATGGGGATTGTTTTGGAATACTTAGTGGATTTATTTTTACAGAAATTGGTAGACATTGAATTAATGGAAGCTAACCATTCTTCGTGTTGTAATTTCTTTGCCTGAGAAACCTTGCGTTTCTTGGATTTTGGAATATAACCATAAATTAACATAATAATTCTCCATGTGAAGAACCATTATAATACAGTTAAGGTTAAAAGTCAAGCGCTGGTGTTGTATGGAAGCAACAATACCTTTATTCGAAAGCGGACATACCTACTTATAAGAAAAAATCAGTATTTTCTAGTTTCTTCTGGTAAACTTGTATCTTCAAGTTCATTTAGAACTTCTTCTACATTTCTATTTTTTAATTTTTTAATTTCGGAATGTTCATTCTTATGTTTTCCTTTTGGCATATAACTATAATCTTCGTTATAATCTTGGTTCTTACGGAACTTGCCTACAAATTTAGTCACTACTATCTCCTATTTCATGGTTTCAAAAGTTATGCCTTTAATTTTAGTTTCAGGCATGTTATGCATATTTTCTTGTGATATGTAAGTTATATCAGTATAAGGGTAACATATTTTTACTAATTTGAGAAGTTGGCAGACGGTGCCATCGGAATCATTGAATGTGAATACTTCGTCAACATATTTTAAACTTTTAATAATTTCTCTGCGTGTTTCGTAATTTTGGACACAACCACCTTCAGCCCACATCATCCACCAATCAGAATGAACGCCGACAACTAGCCACTCGCCTCGTTGGTGACATTTTCTCAAATAAACTAATTCATTATGTGTTAGTGGATCAAATGTTCCACAAGTAATTATTATTCTATCTTTTGGCTGCATTTACGGCAATAGATTAGGAAAAGCTTCCTTTACAAATTTATAATCTAATCCATTAACACCTTGGTCTTTATTAAAGATACCAATAATAACTTCGGCTTCACGGGGTTCTAGTGCTTCTAATAATTGCAATAACAACTGTGTTCGTTTCTCTGGTGTTAATTCTTCGGCTTTAGGATGTCCTTTTTGAAACAAATAAAGCTTTCTTAATTCAACAGATAATTGTGTAGCAGAAAGACCAGGTAACATATCAGTTGGAATTCTATAGTTCTCTGGCATTTCTTTAATTAACCATTGGCAATCAGGATGATAAGTTAAAGATAATACATCAACCAAAGTCTTAGAGAGATTCTTTTCAATTACTGCCATTCTTTCTTTTTTGTTTGTTGCTTTTTCAAAATCATCAAAAATTTCATACATATTTTTCATCAGAATTCCTCTATCACTTCCATTAAGTTTTTCAGCTTGTATTCAATAAAATAATTCAACAACTTACCTTTAGCAGGCTTTGTTTCTTCATAGGTATTTATAATCTTTTCTTTTATCTCTACAGGAATAAAGGAAAGGTCAATTAGTGTGGCATTACGAACAAAGTTGGCCTTGATGGTTTCGGTCTGTTCTAGATAACTTTCTCCCATTAACTTATCTAATACTTTCTGTGTAATGGGTGTCTGACGCAGGTCACGGACAAAACAATCGGAAGAAGAAAGTACATTAGGTATACCATCACCTTTATCACCACGAATAATCTTCTCTTTTAAATCCATAATTGGATTAGGAGATATGACATATTTTTTCTGTGATGGATTATATTGTTTAACATTGTGATTCTGTTGTAGTTGTAGAAAATCACCATCGCTCGATATAATCAAAATCTTTTCGTGGGCTGCATGCCGTGGTACCAATGTGCCAATAATATCATCAGCTTCAGCACCTTCTACATCCAATACTTTGTATGGAAAGTTCTCTTTAAGTTCTTGCTTAAACTTGGCAAGCATATCAAAAATCAAATGCCAATCTAAACTAGATTTCTCTCTGGTTTTCTTACGATTTGCTTTATAAAATGGGAAATATTCTTTACGCCAGTATTTACGGTTATCACAACATAATACAACTTCACCATATTCGGTTTTAAAGTTTTTAACATGGGTACGAATGATATTCAATACCATATGACGGATGAGATGTTCATCCAGTTTGCCTTTTTGGTTGGCAATTTGTGCCATAAGTCCGGCAAGTAATACTTGATTTAAGTCAACGAGGATCATACTAAACTTTCAATAGTTTCAATTAAGAGACCATTGTATCACACTTCCTTTAATTTGTCAAATGTTTTTTGGATAAAGGTATTTGAAGTGGTAGTCTTTCTGGCAATAATGCCAAACCAGTTTTGTGGTATTAATCCAGATATGTATTCAAATGGATCCACAAAGATGGCATCAAACCTATCAACAGCATATAATTTATCTTCTTTGTTATCTTCTTTGAATAGAATAACATGATAGGCGTTACCCAAATACGAACCGCCAATATTTTCACCGGGGTTTTTATATACGGATGATTCTATTTGAACTTGGCCATCTTTATCTCCTGGAAGAAAAAATATAGCATCATGTTCTTCTTTACTGATTTCCTTTAGGAAGTCTAGCATTATAATCCTTAATATGTGATTTGCGTACTCTTACCATTATCCATGAATTGTAGTAGTCATCTGTTTCCATGACACCACGGATAAATTGTTCTTTTGCTTCGAGATAACCACATTCACCTTTAGATTGGCAAAGATGTAGTATTTCTCTAGTGAAGTTTTCATTCCCTAATAATAACACATCTTTAGCCAGTTCGGCACTACTTCCATAGTAAGTTTGCCAATCACTTGGTGCTTTGTACCGCTTTTTCTTACCTTTGACCTGTTTGGTTTTGGAAGAATAAAAGAATTTCTTTCCTATGTATTTTCTACCATTCGTCAGGTTTTTAATCTGATACACGAACCCGTAATTATTACCAATCAAGTCTTCCGTAAAATCTTTACCATCATATTGCCAGTTTAGTCCCATTCCTTAGTATCCAAATCATCGTCATCATCCTCTATATAGTCCTCGGATAATTCTTCGATAATTTCGCCACAAAATGGACAATGCTCTGGTAATTCTTGTGAAACTAATTCTTCGGTAAATTGAACTGTGTATTGTGATTCACAACTTAGGCAATCGCCTGATAGTGATTTGTCTGTCATTATATTTCCTTATCTTGCCCACACATCACCCCAATCTCCAGACAAAGCACCTTTTGCATAATCGGTTGCTCTGTTCTCAAAGAAGTTTGTGTGAGTTGGTGCGTTAATCATTTCTTCTACCCACGGTAGAGGATTACGTTTCACTTTAAACTGACCTTTGAGTCCTAAAGAAATCAATCTGCGGTCGGCAATATAACGAATATACTTCTTAACATCTTCAGCAGATAAATCTTCCATAGCACCCATTTTAAATGCCAAGTCAATAAATTTATCTTCTAATTCTACCATGCGTTCAGCAATGGTATATAATCTACCTTTTAGTTCATCGTTCCAAATTTCACGATTTTCTTCTATGTATGTGCGGAACAATTTAATCATATTCTCTGTATGTTGAGTTTCGTCAACAATAGACCAAGTAACGATTTGTCCCATACCTTTCATCTTGCCGTGGCGTGGAAAGTTCAATAACATAATGAATGATGAGAACAACTGCATACCTTCAGTAAAGGCAGAGAACACGGCAATATGTGTTGCTGTATTTTCTTTAGTAGTATTCTGGCCGGAGATATTTAACACATAATCGTGTTTCTCCTTCATTTCAGCATACTCCATAAACTCATTGTAGGTTGTGTCTGGAAGACCCAAGGTTTCAATTAAATGTGAGTATGCAGCAATGTGTAAGGCTTCTCTTGCAGCAAACCCCAAGAGCATCATCCTAATTTCTGGTTGCGGGAAGTAAGGTAGATAATTATTAACATAACCCCCAGCAACGTCAATATCTCCTTGGGTGAAGAATCTAAAAATGTGTGTGAGAAATTGTTTCTCCTCTTTTGTAAGCTTCTTTTTCCAATCTTTAACATCTTCAAGCATTGGCACTTCAGTATGTAACCAATGAGATTGCTCATGCTTAAGCCATGCATCATAAGCCCAAGGATAATTAAAAGGTTTAAAATATGAGCGTTCATCGGTCATCCTTGATTCTGTTTTCTTAATCATTCTTCTCTCTATACACTAAATGAGGAACCGCATCCGCAGGTACTCTTAACTTCTGGATTTGTTATAACAAATTGTGAATTGAATTTTTCTTCTTTATAATCTAAAGTAGCTCCCATTAAGTATTGTGCTGACATTGAATCAACAAACACTTTAATGGAATCTTTTTCAACCACAAAATCATCTTCTTCTTGTTTGTCAT